CGATTTAAAAAAATCTGATGAAACGGGAATAATGACAGCGGAAGCAAGGATAAAAGCAATACAAAGATTTACTATTGAAAATCAGGTTTTAGATAAAATGGAGGTGCAATAAAATCCGAATTAAAGAGGTGCTCAGCCAAAAAGTTACAAACCCATCTGATCAAATTATTGCAAACAACACCTTAACTGCACAAAGTTTAGCAGCAAGTGCATATCTAAAAGCAACGCTTTTGGCGGCGACGCCTGAGTTAAAGCAATTGTTTAGTGCAAACTTAACCCAAATAGTTGGTGAACATACATCATTATCACAATTAGCAGCAAATAAAGGATGGGTAATTCCATATGAACAGCCAGAACGGCAGTTAACTAAAGTATTTAACCAATCTAAAAAAATCTTAGATACTAAAAATTAATATCAGTATAAGAGCCCACCAGAGGCTCTTTTTTATATCCAAAAGGTGTGAGATAATGTAGTGAAGAAATGTAATAGTTAGGACTGAAAGCCATAGAGTACACGTTACGCAAAATACCGGATATACTGAGCATGAAATTGAAGATATAAAAAATCACCTTCAATAACAACTAAAAAATATAACTATGATAAGGAGGCAAATGAATTCTATGCTAAAATTAAAAAATATAAAAAAGAGTAACGGATTTATAGAAGCTAACTATATCCCCATAGATACAGAAGAAGAAGGATATATAAAGCTTGACAAAGACTTTAAGATAACCGAAAGTGTAACAACATCTAAAGATGAAATTTTGCCGACATATCTTAGTCATGCAAGATGGAAACTCAAGGAGATATACGGTAAGGAAGAAATTCCAGAAGAACTAATAGTTGCTTGGTATTAGCACTTACTAAAAGACAGTAGGTGCTTTTATTATGCCTTAAAGGTGACGATTTGAATATACCAGACAATATAAAATAGGCGGGTTTAATGTAACTGTAAAATTTATAGAGCATTTAGTAACTGAAAGGGAGCATCTGGGTGAATATAACCCTAAAACTCAAACAATAACAATAGACAGGGCTGTAAGTAAGCAGCAAGGGGAGGAAACCTTTATACATGAGCTGTTGAAGCTATAACCGCAATTTATGAAATAGATCGGGAACATAAAGATTTATCTATAATGTCGACAGTGTTACATCAAGTCTTATTAGACAATAAAAATATATTTTTTGTTTAATCGCTTAAAGCAGACACCTTATAGGGTGCATTTTTTATACCTGCAAGGAACTTGTTGAAGAATACGACATAAACGTATCAGACCTGGCAAATAATCTCGCTGAAGTGAAAGAAATCATCACGATACTGATACTGAAAGGGTATGAAGGAACAGACCTAGCAGAGTTTAAGGAGAATTTGAGATACTACAAGGCCATAAAAGTCAGTGGAGATAAAGGCAGCGGAGTAGACAAACTAGAGCTAGATATACCCATCGAAGCTAAAAAGGAAATGTTAGCAGGCTTGAGGCCCTTCATTTTCAACTAAGGCAGCAGGTAGAATTAATCACAGCCAAAAGGCTTATTGGCATGGCTAAGCTATCAGAGAAATTAATCAAAGAAGGTTATTATAAATCCATATATGAAGTCCAAAAAGGCTTTGGTGTAGGTACATCATTTGCCAAAATGGACACTAGGGCAATTGAAAGTATCATATCTAAGCCGTGGGCTCCTGATGGATCTAACTTCTCAGATAGGATATGGCGAGATAGAGAACTCCTCATGGATCAACTACAAAAGGAATTGGCTCAATCATTTATCAGGGGGGATGCACCAGATACAGCAATAAGCAATATATCTAAGACAATGGACACATCAAAGAAGGCGGCAGGAAGGCTCGTGATGACCGAATCAGCGTATTTTGCTAATGAGGCAAGAGCAAGGGCTTTTAAGGAGCTAGGAGTAGGGGCTTATCAATTCTTAGCTACACTAGATATGAGGACTTCTGAAATATGTCAAGACATGGATTTAAAAATTTTCAGACTGGTAGATATGAAGATAGGTGTTAATTGGCCACCTTTGCATCCATGGTGTAGAAGTACAGTGGTACCACATTTTGAAGGTAATATAAAACAAAGATGGGCAAGAGATCCTAAGACGGGTAAAGGATATTATGTAGATGGTGATATGCCATATAAAGAATGGTATAATAGATATATAAAGCCTAGCAATTCCCCAACTGGTATAGGAGATTGGGCAAAAGATGAAAATGGAATAATTATTCCTACAGAAATTATAACAGATAGATATAGTCCAACTATTAAAGGAGAGCCTAATTCTGTAATACAATACACAAATAAAAGTGGCCAAACAAATAGGAACTTTTATGATAGCAATGGGTTTTTAACAAAGCAAATTCATAATGGACCACATAGTAATAAAAAACATCATCCTTTTGGTGAGAGAGGTGAGCATGCTCATTATTGGCAATATGAAAATGGCAAAGTAGTCAGTAGGGATCCAGTAAATATTAAGCAGGACGATATTAATTCAAATAGGGATATATTGAGGTGATAAAAATGAAGTTAGAAGATTTAAAAAGATTTTTAGAAATAGATGATTTAGAGTTTGTTTATAATGATAAATTATATTATATTTGTCCTATTAACAACGTATATTCTGCTGGTGAAGCAAACCAAGACGATACAGAATATAAAACATTTGATGACTTGATTAATAACTTTACAATTGAAGAAAAACCATTAAAAGATATTTTAAAAGATATTGATTGGTAAAAGCACTTACTAAACTAAGGTAGGTGCTTTTATTATGCCCAAAACTAGGAGGGGTAATATGAAAAAGGTATTCTTAGGCGGCACTTGTAACGAAAGCACATGGAGAGATGTTTTAATAAAGTTGTTAAAAATAGACTATTTCAATCCAGTTGTAGAGGATTGGACAGAAAAATGCATGAAAGAGGAAAGAAAACAAAGAAAAGAATGCGATTACTGTTTATATACAATAACTCCTAAAATGACTGGAGTTTATTCTATAGCAGAGGTTATCGATGACAGCAATAAGCGACCAGATAAAACTATATTTTGCTTACTTACCCGAGATTGTGATAAAGAATTTACACCGGCACAACTTAAATCTTTGGATCAAGTAGGGAAAATGGTCGAACGTAATGGAGGGAAATATTTTAGGAGATTAAAGGAGGTAGCTTATTATTTAAACAATACCTCAATAGACCATTATCCGGCATTTTAGTATCTTGGCCGTAAACTACAAAGACCACACAAGGGCGAAACCTTGTAAAAAAACGTAGAGGGAACCGAAAGGAGAATACAAATGACATTAAAACAACTGATTGAGATGGGTTTAGATGAGGAAACTGCTAAGAAAGTATTGAAAGCTTATCAAGAGTCTATAAGAGATCAGTTCATACCTATAGCACGTTTTAACGAGGTGAACGAGGAAAAGAAGGAGCTTAAAACCCAGCTTGAGGAAAGAGACAAACAATTAAACGAGCTAAAGGCCAAAGCAACAGGGAACGAGGAGCTGACGGCAAAAATAACCGAGCTAGAAAACCTGAACAATCAAACCAAAGAGGAATATGAGAAGAAGATGACAGCACTCAAAAAAGAAACAGCAATAGAGCTAGCACTAAAAGACCAAAAAGCAAAGAATATTAAAGCGGTAAAAGCCCTGCTAGACCTCGAAAAGGTAAGTATTGATGGTGACAATATCATAGGCCTCGATGAACAACTAAAGAGTCTGAAAGAATCGGACTCTTATTTATTTGGCGAAGACAGCCTAAAAGGTAGAGGTGTAACACCACCAGGGGAACCGGTGCCACCAGAATATAAAAACAACCCGTTTTCAAAGGAACATTTTAACTTGACAGAGCGAGGGAGACTCTTTAGGGAAGATCCTGAGCTTGCAAAGAAGTTAAAAGAATTAGCAAAATAAAGGAGAGATAATGAATGACTACTAGAATAAGAGATGTAATTCAACCAGAAGTTTTTAACCCATATGTTATCCAAAGAACCATGGAGCTATCAGCACTAATCAATTCAGGAATTGTGGAACACAATACTGAATTCGATACTTTAGCAAGTGGACCTAATACAACCGTAAATATGCCATACTGGGCAGATTTGACAGGGGATTCTGAGGTAATGATGGATTCAGGGGCGCTTACACCAGGAAAGATCGGATCTAACAAAGATGTAGCTGTAAAACATGGTAGAGCAAGAGCTTGGGGAGCTAATGGGCTTTCCGCACTACTATCAGGCGATGACCCCATGGGAGCTATAGCTGACCTTGTGGCTTCCTACTGGGCCAGAGAGATGCAGAAGATTCTACTTGCTACCCTAGAAGGTGTATTCGCATCTACTTCTATGGCTGACAAAGTTCTAGACATTTCCGGAGAGTCGGATAATGCCGCACTGTTGACACCTGAAGCCTTTGTTGACGCAAACCAACTGATGGGAGATGCAAAGGATCTTCTTACCGGTGTTATGATGCATTCGGCAGTAGAAGCTTACCTGGCAAAGCTACAGCTGATTGAATACGAGGAAACAAAGGACAAAAACATAAGAATTCCATACTTCATGAACAAACGAGTTATCGTAGATGATGGTATGCCTTTCGATACCGAAACCAAAACTGGGACCATGCATCTATTCGGAAACGGGGCAGTAGCCCTCGGTAATGGCTCTCATCCTAGAATCATCGAAACAGAAGTAGACAGAGATAGCCTGGCTTCTTCCGGAGAAGATTTTCTCATCAACAGGAAGATTTTCATCATGCATCCTAGAGGTGTAAAGTGGACTGATACATCTAAAGCGGATGTATTCCCAACTAACTCTGAAATTAAGACCGGAACAAACTGGGAAAGAGTATATGAACCCAAGGCAGTTAGAATTGTGAAATTTAAATTTAAGGTTGCATAGGGAGTCTTTTTAGGCTCCCTTACCTTTTCAAGGAGGGATATTATGAGTTTGATGGGATTTCAAAGAAGGAGAAGAGAGTTTGCAAGACAAAAAGAGCTTAAAAAGCAACAGGTTAGCCTTGAAGAAAAAAACGTCAAAGATCTCCGAATACTGGCAAAGGAGAAGGGAATCGAAGGATACTCCGACATGACTTCAGATGTCCCTTTAAAGGACTTCCGGAAATTGAACAACGCAGGCGAAAAGTTTTTAACCGAAAGTGGAGTATATAAGCTCGCTTTTAAAAGCGAAAAGCCAAAAACGGAAAAATTCACTGACTGGGTAACTGATGAAGTTTTACCCACTATAAGAAAAACTGGCGCATATATAACTAACAATGCCGATCCTGAAATGCTACGTAGTGAAGCTAATGAAATAGAGACAGTAAACATTCTAAATGAAACGGCAAAGATAATACTTCCCACATTGGATGAAGCAGGTTTAAAACCACAATGCAAGGCTTTAACTCTAAAGTTGATATACGAGAAAGCGGGATTGAGACTCCCCATAGAAGGGCTAAAAGCTGATAGGGAAATTTTCGATCTCACGACTATTGCTGAAATTCTAGTAGAAAAGGTAATGACAAAACCTAGCGCGTTCAATATAAACGTGAAGAAGCTATAGCATAAAAGGAGATATATTATGATATATATCAGGGGTCCCGATAAAGGGCATTTATTATAGACCTTTAACATATCTAATGTTAATATAAGGACAAGGTAATCGGATAAGCAGGGTGTGGTTGCCACCTCATTCCCTTATGGAGGGAGGTGGTTGCTATGACTACATATGAAGCATTATCTTTAATGGTCATGTTTTCTATGTTGATAATAGCAGTCCTGAACTTCGGGACAAAAAAATAATCACCCTGCCTTAGCCGAGTAGGGTGATTATTTAATAATAACTCTATATGGCAACCGCATTTTTGCGGTTCCGATTACCTTTAAATATATTAT